AAAAGGCAAATGAATTGCCAAAAAGGCAAATGAGTTGTTGACATTACCTCTCTGATTTGTTATACTATAGTTGTGGTTAGGGTTATTGAGTTTCTTTTCTAAATTATGAGGTTCTTATGTTAATAATGTCCTGTTTGATACTTCTTTCGTTCCTGATCCTACTCTATAAAGTGTATAAGTTTTGTACACTTCCTATTCAAATCATAAGTTCACTTGATATACAAAGTAGAGATGATATCGCAGATGAACTAGTTCTTGTCCATTCTAATCCTTGGGAGATATAATAATGTCTAATGTAGTTAAGTTATTCGAGTCAAAAAGTCCTGTAAAGAGCACCACAGAGCCTGTAAAGCCTACTGTTAAACGTAGATTAAATGATGTTTCACCGTCTGAGTGGGATCGCGTTTCATGCAAATATGTTACTATTGTTGAAAAAAAGTGAAAAAAAAGCAAATGAGTTCTTGACATTAAGGTCAGGATTTGTTATACTGTAATTGTGGTCGGGGATATTGAGACCACACCATCATCAAATCAATTATGGAGTTTATTATGGATATGTCAAGTCACAATGAAGCAGTTGCAAAATGGAAAGAAAATAATGAAGTTACTGTAGTTCGCCCTCAAAGATCACCAAAGCAATATTCAAAGTATAATAAGGATTATAGATTGGCTGCTAATTTTAATGCAGCTTTTACTAGAGAAGTTTATGATCATCAGTATTTTAAATTCGTTAATGCTCCGTTAAAAGATAGTAATGTTAATTCGACATATATGGTTTCGGTAAAGGATAAAGAAAGTGCTGATTTTACTACATATTATCGTACTGCGTATAGATCAGTTAAGACGGTTTCTTGGACTATTTTGTTACAACATAAAGTAGATAGACTGTTAAAAGATGTTAAAAAGGTTAATGCACGTGAGAAGTACTTAGTTGTTAAACATTCAGACCCTGCTATGTTTAAGAAGCGTTTTAAAGATTCAGTTTCTACTGTTTATGAGATACAATGGGACAGTAAGATTAAAGCGAAATCGAAATCAGATATGTTGATTTCATTTGACCCTTTCACGAAATAAGTGTTGACAAAGATACTGTAATTTGTTATAATTAGTTATAGTTAATAAAAGAGGTACACATTATATGATGAATAAGGCATTACTTTCCAAGTTAATGGCACGTGAGGATTTAGAGGTTATTGAAGGAAACTTCAAAACAGCTTCTTTTGATCCTAAAAATCGTATCGTTAGACTTCCAATCCTTAAAGAAGAATTTAATGAAGCCGCTACTTTGTTTATTGGGCATGAGATTGGGCATGCTCTTTATACACCTGACTTCTTTTCTCATGAAGAAAAGAAAGCTGAATTAGTAGATATTCCTTTTGATATTATTAACATTGTTGAAGATGTTCGTATTGAACGTAAGGTCCGTGAGTTTTATCCCGGTCTTGTTAATGATTTCCTTAAAGGTTATAAAAGGTTGATGGATGATAATTTCTTTTCTGTTAAAGATAAGGATCTTAATACCTTAAAATTCTTAGATAGACTTAACCTAAAATCTAAACTAAATGCTCTTGTTGATATTGATTTTTCTTTTAAAGAAACATTAATGATTGAGAGAGTTAATTCAACAGAAACATGGGATGATACTATTACCGTTTCAAGAGAGGTAATGGCATTTATTAAAGAACAACAGAAAGAAGAGCAAGAACAACAGCAAGTTGAAGAAAAATCATCTGCTTCTGATGATTCAGATAACCCTGAAGAGCAAGCTCAACAATCAAATGAAGAGCAAACATCAGTGTCTGCTGAAGAAGAAGATTCTGATGAAACTACTGAGGATTCTAAAGGTTCTTCAAGTAGTACTGAAGAAGATGAAGATGTAGAAGAAGATGAGACTGATTATACTTCTGATACAGATCGTTCAATGCGTGAAAATGAATCTAAAATGGTTCATAATAATGATACCACAACATATATCAAAGTATCGAGAGAGCAAGTATATAAAGAATTCATCTACACTGATAAAGACTTAGAAAAGTCTGATGAGATGGTTAAAGAGAGATACTCAACTTGGCGTGAATATGATGAAGTTAAAGAACGTTTCGGTTCTGAGTATTCTTCATTTATTAAAGATGTTAAACCAGCTGTTAATGCTATGGTTCAACAGTTTGAACTAAGAAAGTCGGCAATGGCATCAAAGAAAATTCGTGAGTCTACAAGCGGTGCTATTGATGTTAACAAGTTATGGCAATATAAGTTGGATGATCATATATTTAAGTCTGTTATGTCTGTCCCTGATGCTAAGAATCATGGTTTATTGATGTATATTGACTATTCAGCATCAATGAGTCATAGACTATATGAAACATTAAAGCAATCATTAATCCTTTCTATGTTTGCTAAGCGTGTTGGTATCCCTTTTGAGTTATATGGATTCACTACTAACGGTACTAAATATCGTGAAATATTTGGAGTTGATTCTGTTAAAGGAGAGTCAAATAAGTATTCATATAAAGATTGGGCAGTTAAGTTAGTTAAAATTGCGGATTCTAAATGGTCTAAATCTAAAACACACAAGATGTTTGAAAGAGCTATGTTTTCTGGTTGGTGTGGTGAGAATCGTTATCCGTTCACTGAGCCTGCTTTTCAGTTAGGTGGAACACCATTAAATGAAACAATCTCTGTAGCACACATTATGGCTGATGACTTTGTTAAAAGAAACCATACGGAGAAAATGAATGTTATATTCTTAACTGATGGTGATGCTCAGGATATGAGATTATCAAAAGATCTTAATCAATGGGACCAATCACTTGTTTGGGATATTGAAGGTCAAGGAAAGATCGAGTTGGAAGAGGAACATAACCGTTATGTCTATTCAGATAATAGAAGAATTCAAGCAAAGAAGAAATTGTTATCTTCATTATCTAAGAAATATAATGTAATTGGTTTCTTCCTAACAGATCGTAGAAGCCAAGTTGGTTCTAATGGCTATGCTATCTATACTAACTATGGTGGTTATGATTCATTTATTACAGTTCATGACAAAAGACTTCAAGCACTTGATGATGAATTTGTTCCTAAAGCTGATAATGATTCTAGAATAAGTTCAGAGGCTACTGATCGTAAAAGAATGAATTCAATCAAACGTGACTTTAAGAAGTTCCAAAAGAATAAGAAAATGAACAAATTAATTGCTCAAGAGTTTGCGAAACTGGTGGCTTAAAAATGAAAGGCCTGAAATGGTTATCAACATTTCTTTTAGTGGGGGGCGGTATAATAATTGCCCTCCATATATCTGTGTCTAAATGGGGATTTGTTGCATTTATGGTTGGTCATATAGCATTAATATGGGTCTTTGTTAAAGAACATGAAACAGCTCTTTGGGTGCAAGCTTTAGGGTTTCTATTAATTGATTTTTTAAGTATTTACTATTGGTTTGAATTATGATACCTAAATCCGGAATGATTTCTATCCCATTAAGAGATGAAAACGATAAACTGACAGGGAAGATTAAGTGTATGTCATGGAACGACTATAAGAAATGTGGTTTTCAGTGGGATGACAAATACACCTTTATACAAAATAATACAGTACAAGTTATTGATGGAAATGTCACTATTTTTTCTGTTGATCTTAAAAATAAATGAAAATGAATTGCCAAAAAGGCAAATGAGTTGTTGACATTACAATAGAGATTTGTTATAATGTATGTGTAAGTTAGTTAATCCCAGAAGGAAAATATAATATGTATATGAAAAAAAATCTTATTTTACAAGTGATTCTTAATAATAGAGCACGTAAATTGAAATCCCCTATTCCAGCGTCTGATTTATCAGCTGCGTATGACGCTGTTGTTGATCAAAGATTATATCAGAGACGACCTGATGCATTTTGTCTTGCTGTTGAAGCATGCGCACTTGAGGTGATTACATTAGAGAATGCATACAGAGAAGAGGCAGACGAACTTTACAATACAATGTAAATGAGTTCAAATGAGTTGTTGACATGGATGTCTATTTTTGTTATAATGTATGTGTAAGTTAGTTAATTGAAGAGGTTTATATAATATGAGAAAGATTGAGAAAGTTGTTGATTATTTATTGTCTAATAATCCAGAGAAGACTGTTTATTCTCGTAAAGAGCTTAATGAAGCGTCTGAGACTGTCACAGGAACTGGATTAGCAGGAGCTATGTTTAAGATGCTAACTGCTGTTGATCGTGGTACATATAACATTACAGGTGTCATAGTTCCTCTTAAAACTCCGAAAGTACAATCAGAGGTACCGTCTGTCGAAAAGACCATTATCCGTGAAGTAAGAAAGACTGTTCTTACTGATGCTTTTGTTCCTTCATATATCCCTCAAGTTGATCCTAATTTTGTCAAATGGGGAGCTTATAAAGATGTGTTAAAGATCATTAAATCAGAATTCTTTTACCCCATCTTTGTTACTGGTTTATCTGGTAACGGTAAGACTATGATGGTAGAACAAGCTGCTGCTAATGCTAAACGTGAGTTCATTCGTGTTCAGATATCACCAGAAACAGATCAAGATGATTTAATTGGTGGTTTCCGTCTTGTTGAAGGTGAGACTGTTTTTGAGAAAGGTCCTGTTGTTAAAGCAATGGAACTTGGTGCAGTCTTATTAATTGATGAGATTGATCGTGGATCTAATAAGATTATGGCACTTCAAGGTGTTCTAGAAGGTAAGCCAATTGTTATTAAAAAGACAGGTGAGTTGATTGAACCTAAGCCTGGTTTTAACGTTATTGCTACTGCCAATACAAAAGGTCAAGGTTCAGAGTCTGGTAAGTTCTCAGCCGCTACAATCATTGATGAAGCGTTCTTAGAGAGATTTACTATCACTATTGAACAGCCATTTGCTCCTGTTGTTACTGAAGAAAAGATCTTAATGAACCACATGAAAGCGTTTGGTAAGGTTGATGAGGAGTTTGCTAAGTTGTTAGTGTCATGGGCAGATGGTATTCGTAAAACGTTCTATGATGATGGTGTTGATGATGTTATTTCGACTCGGCGGTTGGGTCATATTGTTCAGACATATGCTATCTTTGAAGATCGTATGAAGTCGATTAATTTAGCCATTTCACGTTTTGATGAGGATACTAAGAATACTTTTATGGAGCTTTACACTAAGTTCGATGCTTCAGCGAATGTTGAATCACCTGAAATTGTTTCTAATGTTGAATCAGGTTTTACACAAAACCCACTATAGAAGGAAATGAGTTTAAATGAGTTCTTGACATGGATGTCTATTTTTGTTATAATAAGTTATACTTAATTAATAGGAGAAGTTAATGGAATCATTGTTTTGGACCGTAATGTATAAATTGCAGTTTTGGTATATTGTATTACTTCATCGATCAGCGTCTTTTTTGATGTCAAGAATTGTAATAATTACAGGTAAAGAACTTACATTACAGGTTTTATTTGAAGATGATGAAGAAGAGGTAGAGAACGAAGTAAACAGAGGTAATGGAAATATTGGTTCATTAGTTCGTGTTACACCGAAATCAGACTTAAATTATGATATAAAAGGTGTTATACTAGATGAAGATGATTACTTAGTTAAAGTGGAATTAACTAATGGTGAAACATCGACATATCATTTTGAAAACTTAGAAATACTAGAGGATGCTTAATATGAAATCAATAGATGAACGTTATGATATTATTAAAGAAATTGCTGAAAAGAATAATATGAAAAAGAATTTAAAGAGTAAAGCTATTAAAGCCTCTGCAGCACTTAAACGTAAACAAAAGCATGAGATGTCAGAAAGAGATATTGATAATCTTTCTGCTTATGCTGATTTTAATGCTGATACACATATATCATTTGATGGTACTAATGATCATAATGAACTAACTGAAGAAGTATCTATTATGGGTGCTTATGAGGAGGGTAGAGATGAATAAAGTAAGAAAAGCAACAAAAGAAGAAGTGATGGGTCAAGAATTTATTGATCTATCTAAAGAAGATTTTATTAAAAAGTATGGTACTCTTCGGTATGATTCTATGCAGTATATGTTTTATACAGCTGCTGATGAAATTGCTGATGAATATATAATGGGTCCTGGAGGTCACTAAAATGGAAGAATCAACTGCATTAAGAACTCATCGCGATTCTATGAGGTATGAACTGTCACAAGGTTTATGTGAGGTTACATTCACTAAGATTAATGGTGATGAGCGTGTTATGACCTGTACTACTGAATTAGATGCTATTCCAGAAGGTAATCGCCCTAAGGGCACCTCTAAAGAGATTAAAGATCAGACTACTATATCTGTATGGGATATCAATGCTGAGGGATGGAGGAGCTTTAAATCAGAGAATGTTATTATCTTTAAAGCACTTCGTTATACAGCTGAAGAAATAGTATGTGGTAAAATCAAATCAGTACTTGACATCTGATGTAATATATAGTATAATGTATGTATAAGTTAGTTTATTGAGGAATCTATATTATGAGTAAAACAAAAGTAAGAGCAAAATGGGCTACAGACTTAATTGAACCTGAGTTAAATGTGGAGTATACACAGCCTGAGTTAATCGCAGTATTGAACTGGTATAACGTTATGTCTGATTCTAAGACTATTGTTAAATACCTTAATGCATATCTTAAAAATATTAAATCAGATAAGGTATTAACATCCTCTGTATCACAGCAAACAGCAGGGGCTGTAGCACGTTTAATTACTAGAGATCTTGCTGATGATAAACTTAAAGAATGGATGGATAATTGGGTACAGCGATTAGACACTAAAGTTGTTGTACCCCCTATAACTAAGAAAGTTGTGACTATTCAAGAACGTACTGCTATTAAACTTAATGAATATATCACTGGACTAGATGACGCGTTTGAGAACTTTATAGAGTCTGATTTTAAGATGAAGTTCAATACTGAGAAATACTTGGCAGACTCCAATGTTAAAGCATCTTATATTCAAGAGATTAATATGTGGGCATCAGGTGTTCGTAATGAATATGTTCTGTCTAAGACTGTTCCTATTATGAAGGAAGGTTACTCTACATACACTACTCAGCAGAAGAATAAGGTTATTAAGTTCTTTGATGTGATGATTGATTCACTAGAGAAGTATAAAGTAGCTGTAACACCTGCTCGTAAGAAGAAAGTAGTGCCTGCTTCTAAAGTTGTTTCAAAAGTGAAGTATGCTAAAGCATTCCCCGAACTTAAGCTTAAATCTGTTGATCCTGAGAAACTAATAGGTTCTAAAGAGGTTTGGTTATATAATACAGCAACTAAGATGCTTAGTTATTATACGTCTCTTGATGGAATGACTGTTGGAGGGAGTACATTAAAGGGTTTTGATTTTTCAGAGCAAAGACGTTTAAGAACACCAGAAAAGCAGCTTAAACTTCTAACCTCTATGAGAAAGGGGCAATGGATTATCAGATTCACTACCATGGCTAAGACTGTTAGAACAAAAGGGTCAGGTAGACTAAATAACTCTACTATTATTTTAAAGGTATTCTAATGGCTAATATAATCGAAGCAGAACTTCAATCAAAACAGATCAATCAAAAGAAGTTTACACAACTAGTAGAGAAGCTAGTTGTTACGAATGGTGGGGATCTAATGGATGCTATTCTAATGATATGTGAAGACAATAATATAGATCCCTCTGACGCATCTAAGTATATGTCTAAACCATTAAAGTATAAGTTAGAGGCCTATGCTTCTAATCTTAAATTAATACAATCTACTGGTAATAAGTTACCGATATGAATACAAATTTCGCCTATAACAAACCTGAGCAGTCACCATTTACAGCTAGAGCAGTATACGAATCCTTTAGAATGTATCAAGCTCTTAGGTTACATTTCGACCCTGACTCTGATTATAACGCAGTTCGTTATAACTTCAAAACTATGGTAACACCTAAAGCATTCTTTAAGCGTAAGGATAAGTACAAGTATAACTATCCTATTAAGCATCATACTAAGAATGTTAAAGAGTTCTATGCATATAACTTCTTAGAAGGTGTTAACTGGGTTGGAGATATGACATCAATTAACTATGATAAGCATAATAAGGTCCGTGAGTCCTTACTATATACATTCAAAGAGGATATGTTTAGATTGTCAGAGATTGAGACCTCCCTAGATGTTTGGTTGAGATGTGAAGCTGATGGTCCTGAATCTAAATATGGTAAGAAGATCAGAATACCTCCTATTTTAAAGGAAACATCACCTGCACTTGAATCTATTGTTATCTTAAATAAACTTACAGGATTTGTTGAAGCGACAGAAGTCGAATATAAGGATTTTAATGTATACAGAACATTAGCTCATAGAGTAAAACGTTACTCAGATCTTATGCCAATCCCTGATATTAATAAATATAAAGATGTGGTTTTAAACACATTCAAGTAAACTATTATGAATATACCAGGTATGAATAAAGAGAAAATAGAAAGAGAAAAAGAACGTATAGAGATATATAGGGAATTTTTTGAGAGATGGAAAGTAGGAATAGGTACTAAAGTTCATGTTAAGTATGATGAGCATCAATTTAAAACTACTGATCTAGGTATCATTAATGATATTATATCATCTGAATTAGCTCATATCAAATTCCCAGATCTTAAAGGTGGTGGTGGTACATTTCATATGGAAAACTTAGTACTTGACATTTAGAGTAAAATAGTGTATAATACATAGTATAGAAATAGAAGTTCGTCTTATCTTCTTTAAAATTTGACACACATTGTAA